AGGAACATAATCGGTCATCTTACCAATGACCATTTCTGCATCGTCTACATTGGTGAGCCCGACACCAAAAGAAGTGTCAGGCCCAGAGGGGGAAACTCGATCCTCAGCAAATCGAGTTGGGTTTTCGGCAGATGTTTCAGCTGTTGCCGCAGCTGTGTTGTTTGAGGTTGAAGCAAGTCGTATCTTACCCACAGTATGACTTAGTATTAATGGGAGCACCCTAGTTTCCTGGATATTGGTAGGACTGCTACCGGCCCATCCTGGAAGTAAGTCTAAAAAGACCAGGCCGTTACTCTGCAAGCAATGATATGTTTTTGGGTCTAGGGATATTTTATAACAAATCAAGGTAACCAGTACAGAGCCAGAGTGGTGCGTTTTATTTATGGGAAAATCACCGTAAAAACCGTTGAAGAGTCAATAAGAATCAGTCTTGTGATTGCACACAAAATCGTGGCAAATCACATAACTGGTCCTATCAGGCCAAACACCATGAGCGTCTTCTAGAGCTTTTGAGAGAAGTGGAACATACTTCTCAAAAATCTCTCGTCCATGGAGGGACAATTCATCAATAGCAAACTGAACATTATCACAAGTGATCTTTTCAGCATCATGACGTTTCCTTGTCCACCAACACATCTCAAAAATGGTTTCTAAACGTAAGGGAGCCACCCAACGACCAGCACGGTCGTCGTAACGGAAGGTCCGTTTAAGGAATTCTACGTCTGTTAATTTTCTCAAAGCAACATTTGCAGCACCCTTTTTCTCATTAGTATATTTCATACCAATCTTTGTCATGGATTTCTCCAAAAAAGCTTCATTAAACAAAGATCTATACTTAGGGGATACACTAAAGATATTGTCATCTCCTAGATAACATGTGGCAACATTCTTCCTAAAAGCAGGAAGAGAACCCAAGTCACCATTATGCAAATCTAACCAACACATACGGAAGTTCATTCCATTCACTAGAATGTTTAAAAGTGTTGTGAGATAACAACCGCTTGGTAAACTAGCAAACCAC